AGGTCTACCAACAACATTTGTCATTGAGGTTTGTTCTTCAAACAAAACTCCCTCCAAATTATCATCGCGTATTCCAGTACTGCTTTGGGTTTCTCTGTTCGTTTCCACAATTTCTTGCGTTGGTTCGATTACCGAAGTTGTTCCAAGAGTCCTTACTCTATCCGTTATTTCTTCTGACATTTTTAATAAAATGAAAGTCATTTTTACAGCGACTTACTGATCACATTTAATATGTTGTGATACATATTGATTATTTTTACAGCAATCTACTGTGTGTTATTTAAAGTCGACACCCGACGGCCTTTAGTTTAAATCTAATTAGAATACTCGTTAGGTAATTCACCAAGCTCATTGTATAATCTATCATAATACTCGTAAGAATATAACGGTAAATTCAATTGCTCTTGGTTACTATACTTGCGAAGAATTTCCAAATAATGATTATAAACATAAGGTCCCCAAAAATATAAATATCTTAAAGCGCATTCCACGTTGACTTGTGTGCACTCTAAAGCACTCATAAATTTTGAGTTTGAAATCCATATCATCATGTTTTCTATCGATTTAAGATTCAATAAAGGTTTAACCTCTAAATTATCAAATCGAAAGCCCCTTTGCATAAACGTTGTGTCATCAAGAGGTTTAAACACTGATGTATGGTCCTTCTTTTCCGATGTAGCCGTTAATCCAATCTTTTTAGCCTCTGCTATAATCTTTTGTCCAGTTAAGAACTCCAAATACTCATTCGGAACTGCAAAAATATTATCATCGCCCATTACAAATTCCTTTGTAGTGTAGCTCCATATCTTGCAATCCTTCTTGTTAACAGGTGCTAATGTCATCCAATAATATCTCAAAAGAATTTTCGATATTAAGTTGTTCATTACCATTGTCAAAGCGTTTCCAGATGGGTTTCCCTTAAACTTTAGATAAACATCTCTCCTAACTAATATGTGCGTAAAAACTATTTCATGAAATAATATAAAACGCACCATACTTTCTTCTTCCGATCCATTGTACCATTCGTTTATTATCCTCAATGCTCCAAACATTAACTGAGCTGACAGTGACCCGTCAAACCAAGTATAGTCTAAAGCTCCTACCGTATTATTTATATCTAACAGTTCGTATGCTAGATTACTCCATGCTCCACTTTCCGGATTAAATCCAGCTGCAGTTCCTAGTCTCATATTGTTCCTAAAAACAAATGAGGAGAATGCACCAGTGTACTTGCGCAACAATAGAGTAAAGTCCATAGGAGGACTCTGAAATAATCGTGTATTTCCGTTTGCGATCTTGTTCATTCCAAGTGTTTCATCCTTTAACGTTGCCGTCCAAAGACTTGGCACTCTTAGTCCTTTCTTCGCATTTTCTTCTCGATTTTCAACCACTTTTCTCATGTGGTTTCCTCGAAAAGTCCATGCGTCTTCCAGTTGTAAATATGTCTGTTTACCAGGCATGTCTACAAGTCCATGTTCCTTTTTATACCATGTTGCTCCATAAGGATAGCCTGCACTTGAATGCGGGTCTACTCTCGGGAGGTTGTCGAATCCATTCAACATTTCATGTTCCGATAATACCTTGCGAGGGTATAACGGATCAAATGAATGCTGATCCACAATGTCTTGAACTATCTCGTCCATTAACTTTTGTGGAAATTCCGTTCTCAATCCAGTATATTTATCCTGTTGTTTTTCTACTATGTCTTCTTCTCCTTCGTATCTTGGATCATTAAAGTCCAAAACACTAGGAAATTTTTTCTTTTCAAATAGCGGAGCAACCAAACTCTCACGAATTTTAGTTGCATTTGGAACCACTACTTGATGTTCCTTTCTAACACTGCCTACATACTCAAAATT